TCAATAAAATTATTTTTTTTATTTAGTTGACAATTTAAGTTTAATAATTATTATGGGATATTATGAGAATTGAGAAAGCAAAAGAAATAACAGGCAGCCTTTCCAAGCCTTCCAAGATGCCGGGCCACGCTTACGGTTTACCGGCTAAAGAATGCAAGACCGGGGGCAAGTTGCAGAAGGTGAAAGGCTCCACGTGTTACGGCTGTTATGCATTAAAAGGCTGCTATGTTTTTAAAGTTGTGCAAGATGCACAGTATAAAAGACTGAAGGCCATCCGTCACCCGTTATGGGTCCGAGCGATGACAATGCAGATAGCAAATAAAAAAACAAAGTTTTTTAGATGGCACGATTCCGGAGACGTCCAGGACCTGAAACACTTAGCAAAAATTTTTGAAGTTGCAAAAAGAACCCCGGACATTCAACACTGGCTGCCAACGCGTGAAGCTTGGACGGCTAAGTATCAGGACAGAGCGCCGGAAAATCTAAAATTAATTTTTTCTATGCCGATGGTCAATCAGGAAGCGGCGGGGGGCTGGAATTATACCAGCACCGTGGTGACCGATCCTAAAAAGGCCACGTGTCCAGCTCCAAAACAAAACAACGAGTGCAAGAGCTGCCGGGCTTGCTGGGATAAGAAAGTTAAAAACGTTGCCTATCTAGCCCACTAGTTTAGAATGGTTCTAATGTGGCGTCACCCCAAATATTACAAAGAGCTGGCCAAGAAACGCAAGCAGCTGGAGAGAGAACAAGCGAACGAACGAGCGAGCGAGCAAGCAAGGCGGGTGGGTGGGCCCACGAGCCACGAGCAGGGGAGCGAGCAAGCGAGCGATCAAGCGTCCGATGAGGAAGCGAGCAAGCAACGTTGAATATGATCCCAATCGTTGATTGCGAGGGAAGGTGTTTCGCGGTGGTCTGCAAGCAGACCGGGGAGCGAGCTACTTCTAAACAACTTTATACATTTGAGGGAAGGTATCTGTACGAGTATAAAGTTACGTTTTGTACGAGTTAGATGAAACAATCTTTGGTGTGGACTGAAGCTAATTTTATTACCACTAGCTACCTTAAGCTCAACCATAAAAAAACCACACTTGTCGTGGTATCCCAACAGATCCGGTACACCAAAGGATGCCCAGGATTCTAGTCTAGTCCACTGAATTTGAGGTGTATTTTTCTTAAGCAGCTTCCACAATTTACTCTCTCGTACCATCGTACATTGACTTCTATCGTACGTGCAGTTATAAGTCAAATGTACTATGGAAAAAGAAACAAAACTAATCAAAAAGAATAAGGGACCGGCGCCTGTATTAACAGAAAAGCAGATTAAATTTGCAGAATTATTAATATATGAAGCAGGTAGAAAGAGTCCTGCAGAGTGTGCCTTTGAAGCTGGATATAAAACTAGACCAAGACAATCAGCATCTGAATTAAGAAACCCAAGAATATATCCTTTGGTTGCAAACTACATAAAAGAATTAAGACAAGAAGTGCAAGAGAAGTATGGTATCAATTACCAAAGTCACTTGCAAGAAATGGCAAGACTTCGTGATGAGTCTAGAAAATTAAAACAGATGTCCCCCGCCGTGACCGCCGAAAAGAATCGGGGCCAGGTCGGAGGATTATATGTAGACAGACAACTTAATATAAACGCCAATGTAGATTTAAGTAAATTATCTCCTGAAGAATTACAGGATAAATTAGATCAAATGTATGAAGAAGATATTAAGGATGTTACGCCTACTGATAAATCAAAACCAAAAGCATCAGAATCAAAACAAGACCCTGAGTCCGATTAGTCATTTCGTTTAGCCAACAATACACTCCGTGTATTTTTTGTGCGGCTGTTTTTATTATTTCCATTTAGCCTCCCTTGTGGGTTTGGTCCCTTCCTCGGTGGAAGTTGGTCCCATTTTACGTTAGGCATATTCTTAGTCAAGGTTTTATTTTTCACTTATTTTCTCCATTTTTATTATACATCCTTTTGGAAAAACATTTCTATCAGAAAATAATTCATCACCTTCTTCGTAAGATGCAAACGTCCAAACATATTTTTTATCTTTATCAAATAGGTATGCGTGAGTTATCATTCTAGATGGAGTTAAACTATAAGAATCAAAATGCGAGGCGTGGCCGGAATCACCCGTCGGATCAATCCAAGTAATTTTATAATAATAATATCTTTTCTTTTTAATTACTACTGATTTATATTTTGATTTTTTAGGACGTCTCATATTATATCTTATACTGTATAGTGAAATATTTAGGCAAAAAAGTTTTTAAAAAAACAAAAAGGGTCGCGCACGCCGAGTACATCTGTGCCAAGCCATAATTGCCAAAAAGCCAGTGTTTATACCATTTGTGCCAAGCTGTGCCAAGAGAAATCGGTGTCGTGGCACAGCTATTATTCGCTAATACCAACACTTCTAGCTTATTTTTAGCCTTGTGCCACCTGTGCCACCATATTTTTTTAATGACTGAAAAAAAAATTTGCCCTAGAATTCCACTATACACTGGCACACTCCTTATTTATGTACTAATTTGACCACACTTGTGCCATTTTTAATAATTTTACGGACTCCATTGCCCTGTATCTCAAATTTAGCATATGGCGCCCACTGTTTACGTATCAGATTTAGCTCTAAAATCAGATTCGACCATTGTTTGGGACTTATGTTTGTCCCGACTATACTCACCTTTTTCATAATCTATACACAATTTACCTTCTAAATGATCCATTTCGTGTTGAATACACCTTGCTTCTAAATCATAGAAAGTTTTTTGATGTTCAGCTCCTTCCTTATCTTGATACTTTAGAACTATTCTAAGGTACCTTTTTACTTCTCCTCTCTTACCTGGTGCAGATAAACACCCTTCAAAGTCTGTTAAAGTTTCCTCACTATTTTTCACTATGACAGGATTAATAAATACTTGTGGACTCTCTTGGGCCCTAGTGCAATCCATTACAAACATACGCAATTGATAACCAACTTGTATTGCAGCTAAACCTATGCCGTGGTGTTGGTACATAGCTTTTGACATAAATTTTATAAGTCTTTCTGTCTTATCATCTAATGGAAAAGGCACGTCTTTACTTACAAATCGTAAAAATACGTCAGGATATTTTACTAATTCTATATACATAGGTGCCTCCCAGTCTCCCGGTTGGCACCCTTTGGCCAGTGTTCTTTTAAAGAACTCATCAACTCTGTTTAAAAGTAGGTGACATAAATCTTTCCATTTTTTCAGCTTTAATAACAACTCTTGCTGGTTCTGGTGAGTTTATTAATCTACTCTCCTGTAATTCTATTTTTCTAATCTCTTCTAAACGACCATTCATAGTTTCAATATAGATAGGACAATCAGAAATAATTGTACCTTTTTGATCGTTAGTGAATTTTCCTAGAATTTGTTGAAAGTCTCTTACTCTCATCTATTTTTCCTCCTATTTGTTTTGCTAACGCGTACCATTTTTTTCTCCACATCTCTCTCATTTCACCACCTGTTTTATGATACATCCTAGCAATATTATCCAGTCTTCTCA